GTTTATAGCGCGAAACCCTTGGGAATGTGCGATTTAGTCGTGATTGCCAGGTAGGGCAATTCAGAGCTGGACCTAGAGTATTAACAAACTACTCATTTTTACCAATTTGGCGCTCAAGTCTGAGGCCAGGCTCGTGCAATCAGCAGAGCACCACCGGTACAAGTGTGCGGTGTAAGTTGACAACTCTGACAAAGTTGTCGTTCTCGATGGTGCGTTAACCAGAGCGGAGCTCATTCGTTAGTGAGTAATCACAGAGCCGACGTGTTCACTCGAGCGTCGTAAAAGCAGAAGTGCCTACCTTGTTTTGAGGTGGAACTTCAACGGCTGTGGAGTATTTGAAGTGCACGCAGTTGCGGTGGGTTTCAACAGGACTGAACCTTATCAGGGAACCTGCGGTGAGGACGTGCCTACTGTATGCGAGTAGGTTACCTACATTGTGTGGAAGGAGGATCAGAGTTATGACGAGTAACAAGGATCTCGAGCTGTTTACCATCAGACCGTATCGATCAAAACGTCTACATTCATACTGTCAACGTATGAATAAGGATGATGATCACGTACAATATGATGATAACGTTGCCGACGTTTTAAAAGCTCAAGGATACTCATGTGAGGAGTCACCACGCTCCATTTATAGCGTGAGTAAACTTTACGATGCGTTGGCCAAGTATGCGCCGTCAAAGTGCAAGCCAATTATCCATTCAGAGCATCTGAAGGCTGGCATCTCTCTAGCGTATGCTTGTTTTGCACGTAGTGAAGACCGTCCCAAGTTGGATGTTTTACCGATGGTTCCTCGTACTATCGAAAGGATAACTTCTAATCCGTCGGGATCAGCAGGCCTTACGAACATGAATTGTACGAAAGCCGAAAGTAAATTACGTGCTCTTGAGAGAGGGTTGCAGACCATGAAGGGAGAAAAGAAGCCAGAGCCCTGTATCGCATATAAGCGAACACAGTTTAATGAGAAAACTCGATTGGTGTGGGGTTACCCATATGCCATGACAGTAATCGAAGGTCTGGTAGCTCAGCCCCTCCTCGACTGGTTTAAGGGTGGTGGAACACCTATGGCATTTGCCATGTCCACTAATGCTTTAGGCACTAAGCTGAGGGTCGCAGCTTACCACAAAGAGTGGGCATATTCTATTGATATGTCTTCTTTCGATTCATCCATTTCTGGCGAGCTCATTCATGTGGCGTTCAATATTTTACGTACTTGGTATGACTTAGACCAAGTTGAGCCAGAGTCCGGTATTACAGTCAGGGAACTATTTCGTATCATTGAGGAGTATTTTATACATACTCCGATCGTCATGCCAGATAGTAAGCTCTATCTAGGTAAGAGGCATGGTGTTCCCTCCGGATCGTTTTTCACCCAAATCGTTGACAGTATTGTTAATACTATTGTTGCAGGAGCAATTAGTCACCGCTTCTCGCTGCATGTCTCTAAAAGAGAAGTATTCGTGCTGGGTGATGACCTATTAATGTGGTCGGACAGGAAGATGGACCTTGACCGAATTGCAGCATTCGTACGCCATGATTTGTGTATTCAGATGCATGGAAGTGAGAAGTCTGAGCGCTATCACTACGATGAAACTGTCCACTATTTAGGTCGTGACTGGACCAAAGGCATTCCCGGCCTTAGCACAGAAGAAATCCTTAAAAGGATGATTTACCCAGAGAAGTTCCGTTTGTATCCTAAAGACACGGAGGATAGGGAGAGGGCAGTTCGGCTGTTAATCCTATCATACGCTTCGGTTTATTGGGAGGGTTGGGACATCGCGCATAGTGTCTACGGTTATGAGTTTTGGTATGCTCAAGCGCATCGGCGGATAGAGGATCCCGCTTACGCTAAAGACCTCGAAGATGTAAATCCTGATTATCTAAGTGGCTTACAAAGATATATTAGGAAATACCTTGGACAGAGACGAGGTTATCTTACCACTGTGGCAACACAGTTCCTACTCTAGTTACTAGAGTATGAACTGTGTTGCCACAGTGGTAAGATAACCTCGTCTCTGTCCAAGGTATTTCCTAATATATCTTTGTAAGCCACTTAGATAATCAGGATTTACATCTTC